TCTCAAGCTACTCAACAACGTATTCACCCTACTAGACATGGAAGCGTACGACGTGGACATATCCTTCACGCCCAACCTACCCACCAACATTGCGGACGTTGCGGACACCATAAACAAGCTCCGTGGGCTTGTCTCAGACGAGACGCTACTCTCCCAGGTCCCCTTCATAACGGACGTAAAGGAGGAAATGGCACGTCTCCAGGCACAGGAAGCAGCGGGACTAGACCTCTACGACTTCGGAAGTGATCACTAATGAAGGTACTGGAGCTTTTCAGCGGTACCGGCTCCATATCCAAGGCATTCAAGGAGAGGGGACACGAGGTATATAGGGTGGACTTCGACAAGTCCTTCGACGCGGAGTGCCACGCGGACATAGAGACTCTTACTGCAGAGGACATATTGCGAGACTTTGGACAACCAGACGTGATATGAGCGTCTCCAGACTGTAGAACCTACTCCATAGCGGGTATCCGCTTCCACAGGCGCAAGAACTACGCCACAGGCGAGTTAGACCCAACATCTGCGGACGCGGAGAAGTCCGACAGGGTGAACAAGAACGTATTGAGACTCATAGACGAACTACAACCAAAGTATTGATTCATAGAGAACCCAAGGGGGGGGTTGCGGAAGATGCAATTCATGGAGGGTCTACCGCGCTACACCGTCACTTACTGCCAATACGGTGACTTCCGCATGAAGCCTACGGACATATGAACCAACCACCCAGACCCGCAATTCAAGCCACCTTGCAAGAACGGTGACCCATGCCACACCGCAAGCCCTCGAGGAAGCAGGAGGGGTACGGAGTCATTGAAGAACGCGAAGCTCCGCGCAGTAATACCCGAGCAGCTATGCGAACACATAGCGGATATATGTGAGAGGGGGTAGGCACATGGGACAGATGAGAAAGTCAACACGCTACTATTGGCAAGACCGCATCCAACAGGAGCAGACAAGGCTTTACAACTCCACCACACAGGAGATGGAACAGGCACTACGCGAACTCTATGCATCACAACAGAAGAAGATAGAGTACGAACTAGGCTCACTCTTCCTCAAGATGGAGTCTGATAGATATGTACGGGGTGAACCCTACCTAAACGACCTCTACCGCACCAAGGAGTATAACGAGCTCCTACAGCACCTAAACAAGCTAATGCGGGAACTGGGAGGGGAAGAGGTAACCATAACGGAACAGGGGCTTATAAAGGCATACGAGGAAGCACAGGCAATCCTCGAGAAGTACGTACCCAAGGGACTCCGCAGGTTCGACTTCAACATACCCACCGCGATAGACCCGCAGCGAGCGGTACATGAGATATGGTGCTTGGACGGACGCGAGTTCTCAGACCGTATATGACACAACAAGCGAGTGTTGCTCGAGGAACTCCGCAGCGGGATAGAGGACTACGCGACAAGGGGAGAATCAGCCTACAACATGAGTAGGCACATCTTCCGCAGGATAAACGTACAGGAGTATTGCTCCTACCGCATAGCTAGGACTGAAACCGCACATGTACAGGTAATGTCACAGGTGGACAAGTACAAGACAATGGGGTTCACAACGGGAACCTTCTACGCTAACGACCCTTGCATAGAGTGTCAGGAGTACGACGGTAGATCCTTCCCGCTTGACCGCATCCAGCAGCTAATACCCAAGCACCCCAATTGCACATGCAGCTTCCTCATAGACGTTTAGGGGGTGAACGATATGTACCTACAGCCATTCTTAGAACCGTTGCGGGGACAGGCTCCGCAGACGGTGATAATAGCCCTACTATTCCTATCTCTCTTGGACTTATTGTTTGGATCCATCAACGCAATGGCATTCCAACACGACTTTTCTAGCCACGTTTTCAGGCAGGGGCTAATCCGCAAGCTATCCAACTTGGGACTCATGTGCGTTGCGGACATAGTGGACGCAATGCTACTCAGCGGACTAGACCTAGGCTTCCAGCCCATTTTCATAACCATAGGCGTATCACTAACCCTCATGGAGATATGGAGCCTACTGGAGATATACGCGGAGATACACCCAGAGATAAGCGACACGGAGTGATACCACATGCTTATCAAGTCCAAGAGAAGCAAGATAGAAGAGGACAAACCAGACCACATGAAGGAGGGCAACTTCTAATTAGGAAGCCCCTCCCATTTTCATATCTAAGTGAAAAGAAGACGTGCGGGGGCAGTCACGCGCTACAACCGCACCCAAGCGAGGGGTAGCCCAGGCGCTACAACTCAGATAAGGAGGTTCACTCATGGAAGAGAACATCGAACTACAGGACACGGAAGCCACGGAAGGCACAGAGGAACCAACTCCCAAGACCTACACCGCAGAGGAACTACAGGCAGAGGTAGACAGACGAGTTACCCAGGCAATGCAGACCGCAGAACGCAAGGCATCCGCACGCATCAAGGAAGCGGAGAAGCTTGCGAAGATGAACGAGCAACAACGCTACGAGTACGAACTAGAGTCACGCGAGAAGGCAATAGCAGAGAAGGAACAAGCCCTCGCACTTGCGGAGAACAAGGCAACCGCAGCCCAGATCCTCAGCGACAGGGGCATTTCCGCAAAGCTAGTTGACTTCGTGGTAGCCCAGGACGCGGAGACGATGAACGACAACATCCGACTCTTGGAAGCGGAGTTCAAGGCAAGCGTGAAGGCAGAAGTGGAACGTAGGCTACAGACCTCAACACCCAAGAAGAACCTACCAACCGACAAGACCATCACAAGGGAAGAGTTCTCACGAATGACGCTCACCCAGCAAGCGGAACTCTTCAACAACAACCCAGAACTTTACAAGCAACTAACCTCATAGAAAGGGGAACAAATGGCAATCTACACCATTCCTAATCAAGTAGTTGAAGGTAAAATCACCGACATTGTCAACACCTACCTAGACACCCGCGCACTCTTCACCGTCGATACCGACCTCCAGAACGCGGCTGGACTCACTAAACGAGTCTACAAATACACCTACAGCGGTACCGTAGAGAACCTCAACAAAGGCGCAAAGAACACCCAGAAAGGCGCAGTTGGACTCTCCTACACGGACTACACCGTTGGACGCTACCAACAGACCTACGAATACAACGACATGGACGTTATGGCAGACCCCAACATCGTCAACGTACTTGCGGACGGTGCGGGTAAGACCATGACAAACGAGATCCGCGGCGAGTACTTCACCGAGTTAGGCAAAATCGCTAACCACTTCGACGCTAAAGCCTACACCTCCCTCTATGAAGCGGTAGTCGATGCAGTAGCAGCCCTACCCAAAGCAGCGGAAGCAGATATCACCGACCTCTTCATCGTCATGGGTGCGGACGCACGTGCGGAAGTCCGCAAAGACGCACTCTTTGAAGCATCCAAACAAGGCGAGATCCTCTACACAGGACAGTTTGGCACAATCGCAGGCATCCCCTGCGTCTTCTCCAACCTAGTCCCCGCAGATACCGTCTACGTCTCCGAGAAAGGCGCAATCACCTTCTTTGTCAAACGTGAAGGCACCGTCGAACAAGACCGCGATATCGAATCCAAAGACAACACCGTTGTCTATGAGCGTCACGGACTAATCGCTCTCACAGACGATACCCGCTCCGCAGTTATCGACATGAACAGCACATATGCCGCAGTTGACAAAACTGGTAGTGGCTACAGCTCCAAGAACCCCAAGACCCAAGGTTGATACGAGGTTGGAACCACTGGACTCTACTTCTTAAGTGCGGACACCACAGTTGATAGCAACAAGACCTACTACACCAAAGCCTAATCAACCTAACGGAAGGGGGTAGGGAATGGAAGAAACATTAGAACTACTCTACCCGCATGTTTCTCAAGACGTAATATCATTGGTTGTTTCCCAGGCTGAATCTTTCGTGCTTGACTATTGCGGGATTGACGAGATCCCCGCACAGCTAGAGTCCGTACTCCTGGAGATGTGCAAGCAGGATATCAACCGCCTACTAGCGGAGGGCTACCTTACGGAGAGTGCGGGAGGTAGCACACTGGCCTACGCGCAGGACTACAATCCCCAGGTCTACAAGAGACTCAAGCGACACAAGAGAATGCGGGTACTCTAATGTTCTACGGAAGAATGGAAGAGTACTCACTTGAAACGCCAGTCTACGAGACGGACGCATATAACCACACGCACGTCACGTATGAGGACGCGGGAACCATACGAGCCTACATAGTCCCCCAACAGTGGACGGACTACGACT